CACCAATATTACTTGTTGGTCCACCCTCAAATACTTTAGCTACAACAAACTCGGATCCAACCTGTAAACCAGAGGTCTGATCGCCTTCATTTGTTTCTGCACCGAGTACAGTAATAACTGACCCAACAGAAACACCGTCGGACTGATGAACAATACCTCTGCTTTCAATGATAGCAAAGTCACCAGCAGCGCAGACAATTTCAGTAGGTTGACTGTATGCTCCACTAGCAACAGGTGAAAACCCAGATCGAGCTGTACCTGTACCCGTCAGTGGAATAACCTCTACGTCTACTGTATCACCAACTGCATATGTAATTCCAGTTGTGCCAGCTACGTCATTCCAGTCAGTGTCCCCAAGGGCAGTAATGATATATGTTTTACCTACTAGAAGTTCTGTGGAATCAACATTAGCAAAGCTGCCGTCCCATTCTAGCGCAGTCTGACCATCACGGAATAGGAACACCTTGTTAAAGGCTTGAATCATATCTGAAAACGGCGGAGCCGTTTCTCCTGACTGATATGGAAGGTCGTACGTAATGCTAGGATCCGCTAGGTTAATAGCCAGTGCGCTTACATTGGAGCCAAGTATAACCCACTGACTTGCCGAATCCCCTGGGTTACTATAGGAAGTACTAGCGTAAACCTGTGAAATTCCACCTTGATCAAGTAGCATATTGTAACCAATAACTGATGAACCCTCTACATCATTTAACGTAAAGTCCAAGACCTGTGGAAGGACTACCGGCAAAGTATATGTTGCATCTGCCCCGACCAAAGCATACGTAAGAGATATTGTGCTGCCGTTATCTGTTACAGAAGTAAGTTCAAAAGTCCCATTGGGATCTGTATCTACCCCAAACGGAATACCGCTGACTGTAATTTCGTCCCCTGTAATAAACACGTGACCTGGCTCAACGGCTGGGTCATCGATAACAATAGTAACTACGTTACTAGTTAAAGAAGCGGACCTAATTGTAGTTGGCAGTAAGCCAACAACTGGAGGAACTGTTTCCAATTCGGAAGTAGTTGGAAGTCTAAGGACCTCGTCACCACTAGCAAAGGGAGCCTTGACTAAATCAATCCCTGGTCTAACCTGCCATTCACCGTTACGCCCAAGCCTACCATTGTTACTGGTCGCTAATATACCACGTTGCAATTGATCGGGACGCAGGTAGTCATTAAACCCAGTGTACCCCATATCGAGGTCCTCTAGGATCTTATCGTCTTTTGCTCCGTATGTGCGGTATTCAGGCATTATGTTTTAGCAGTCCCAAGCCTTGCGGCTCCAGTAGTTAGCTGATAGCTTGTTAGTCTTCCCTTTAATCCCACCACTGCGAGCGCAGTAGCTTTTCTTACGTTTTGGCTGATCCTTCTTGATGCTCATATTAGCATCCCCGAATCGTACGATCTTCTCTGTCCCACCTTGGCAGGCTTTCACGACGAACTTCTTACCGCCCTGTACTTCACGGCGGGGTACGTTGCACTTCATCTTGGATTTGTCAGGCACTACTTGCCCTTCTTTCCCCCACGTTCACCACAGGATCCTTTGCCAGCATTTTTTGTTTTTCTTCCGTACATAATATTATTAGTTATTTGACTTGGGAGGAACCAAAGTAGAACCCTACGATGGCTAAAGCTGTTTGGCGGATCTCTGGTAGTATCACAAACCCCTGTACAGTGGACCATTCTAGGCGCTTGAATAGCCCTAGAAAGCCTTTGGATTCTGATTGTATACTAACACCTATGTCCGTGAATGCGAATACAAATGGGGCTATTACAATGGCAAAGATAACTGCTGCCGTAATAGCACGACGCATATAGACACCACCACGAGCTGCTGCTTTGTCCGCTGATTCATCCGCTACGGTCTGACGGGCAATCATACGCTCAAAGAGACGAGCCTGATTGTCGGCCTGTGCCGCAATCATTTTCATTACGAAGCCGCTTACGCCCCCGCCTAGCATTGCTAATAGTTCTGGTGTCATATTAATCTTTATTTATGAGTTCCTTGATTACCTTGACTGCGGATGCAGTCATATAGACTAGAGTAGCAAAACCTACAACTAGTCCTAGAAGTTCGTTAATTTGACCGAGTTCGATAGTAGCAATAAAGCCCCCTGTGCCGATGGTTGATTTGTAAATGATGTCGTGCATTATGCTTCAATTGGTTCTGGTAGAGGTACGTAAGAGCTGACAGTGGCTGCTTGTTCTGCTGCAGTTAAGTTGTAGTCAGTTACTTCCAATGCCCACTTGTACTCAATGGTTTCATTGGGGTACGTGAGCCACCGTGTCCCTTGACCGTTGTCCTCAATCCAGTAGTCAAAGCCAATGTACTTGCCTTCCTCATCTGCACGATCAATGGCGGCTTCTTTAGTTTCGTATATTAAATATAGCATTATGCTTCTTCAATTTCTGGGTCAGGTGGTAGTAGTGCCAGGAATGCAGCTTTGTCTACGACTTCGCATTCTTCCAGTTTAGCTTGGTCAAGCATCTCCCACAGTTCGTGGTAGATCCCGCCTACGCCGACCTCTGTGTAAAGGTCACAGCAAGCACCGTAGCGTCCGTCAATCAACAGCACTGGGCTGATGTGATTGCTAGTAGTCAAGGTGTCCTGCTTTGCTAGCATTGAGTCCCGCAGTTCTGCTGGGATCAGAAGATAGTTGTAGCTGTGTTCTTCAGCCGTAGGATTAGTAGCTAGGTATTCTGATGGGGTCATAATTAAACTGCTGCGATTTCAGAAAGTAAGGTGTCTTGCAGACCTTCCAGTGTAGCGAGGTTGAGAGCAGGGCCGTAGTGATAAGTTGCAATACGAGATGCGTTTTTATTAGAACCCGCACCATACGCAAATACACTAATGCCTTGTCCCAGTGGAGTCGTTGAGGCTTTTACGAAATTGCCGCTGTTAGTGTTTATAAACCAATCAAAGTCAGTGCCAACAGTTCTGGTCTGACCAATGAAACCATCAACAAGATCGGGTGAAGGATTTACTTGAGATGAACTGGTAGTTCTTGCTGAGAACTTAACCGCAGTATTATTACTACCTGACCTTTGAGCAAGGCGCTGTGAACCAATCCAATAAGCATTATCTAGGGGAACATTATCAGTAACCCATACACTTAAAGAAGCATCGTTCTGTGATGTTGAGTTATCTAATGCTCCCGTATCCAAATACTTAGTGGATGCATCACCCTTTAGACCAGTCAACTGATTTAAGTCAGCAGCAACAAAGTTGTTGTTGGTCAGCGTCGGCATTGTGGACTTCAACGGAACAGTTACACCCTGTATGCCGACACCCACAAAGGATGCAGCAGATTCCAGATCATCCCAGTAGGCTCCGCCCAGCGTTACTAGACTATCAATGTAGTTAGCTAGTGGCTGCTTGTAGGTCGTGTAGGTGGTATCACCAGCAGTGTCCAGGCGGTCAAAGTAGTCCTGTGCTTCTGCCGAGAAAGCAGAGCTTGTATATACCTGTGTTGCACCAAGGTATGCTTGGCTGACCTCAGTCGCACCAAGATATACTTTAGTCGCTAATGCACTGCCTAGTGATAAAGCCATACCTTAAGTAATGATGTAGAATGTAGTAGCGACTGGTGTGCCAGCATCATACTCAGCTTGAGTAAGACTGACAACGTTGAGAACCTGATCACTCCCAGTAGGTTCGCCAGATACTGCACTATCAATTGTATTTACTTCTGCACCCGCTGCAATGCCGTCCAGCTTAGTCTTGTCGCCATCGACAAAAGGACCTTCTACTGGTGGCTGCTGTGCTGAGTCAGCTAGTGCGCCCTGTGCCGCCGTAGCGTAGTCCGTCGCTGCCGTGGTGGCCGCTGTGCCGAGTCCTAGATTAGTCCGTGCTAATGCGTCTGTTGCGCTCTGCAAGAAACTGTCGATGTCTGTTGATACTGTTATGTCTGCCATAATATTATTAGATTATATTTTCTTAAGGTTGTAGGTAAGTGTCGCCTGCTGCATTGATGTAGGAGTCACCTGCTGCATTTACATAGGATCCAGCAGAAGTAATTCCGTAGTGATTATCAATGTTGTCTTCAATTGCAGCACGTTTGGCTGACTCGTCAGAGGGGTAGTAGATTACTTCGGACGTGTACAATGCACCAACTGCATTTGTTCCTACGACTCCTACCTGAGCCAATATAAAGTTGGGGTTTGCATCTAGCGTAATAGAACGTGTATCTACCTGTGTGCCGTCTTGATATATAGTAGACGTGCCGCCAGCAGTGTCTTCCATAATGTGCGAGTAAAGCCGTCTTTCTCGGTTTGCCGTAGTGTAGCCAGAATCTGAGTCAACAGAAAAAACAAGACGACCATCAGGAGCTATAAACCAATAAGGTCTTCGGTTTACACCATTTGTAGATGTAGAGCTGCTCAACGCCAAAACCACTGACGAAAAATTATCCTGCGAAGTAACATCATTCTCAAGGACACCAAAAACTGACTGCTGACCATCCGCTGATAGCGATGCCATAATGAAGTTCAGTCCAGTACTAGCCGTGGACTTAATAGCTGCATCGCCATTGCTTAGAACAAGCACCCCAGCATCAACAATCTTAGGCTGATTACTAGCAGTCGACTGACTAGCATTATTGCCGTTACCTGACTGGTCGTACCAAGTTTCTACAAAGCCGTTGACAGTATTGTCGTAAGCAGGGATACCAGCGATACCGTAGACCTCACCGATGTTGGCCTCAAAGGCTGTACGGTTGTCTGATTGGTCGGAGTTGTAGATGATGAACTCATCCATCTTGCCGTCGTAATACCTAGTTTGTGAACGTCCAATGCGAGAAAACTGATTAACACCATCAGTCCCAGCGTCGTAAGTTGCAGATATTTCTCCATTCTTAGATAAAAATGAGGAGGTAGAATTTGCAAATGCTCCGACCACAGTCTTCTGGGCAAGGTCTATTGTTAATGTTGATGTAAAGTCAGTTGGTGCTGCTAACCTATACGCTCCTACAGTTGAGTCAATGAGCGTTCTAGGTGAAGCACCTGTTGCGTCAAAAAACTCATTTGTATCAAAGTTGAGGGTATCAGACTCGTGAACCATAAAGAAGCTATTTGGCTGCGCTAGGTCAGCTCCTAGATCAAGATCAAAATAATCATCCACCCCATCAAAGTCGATACCACCAGCTACCAGTATCCCAGCGTCCACGACCTTAGGCTGACTCGCAGGAGTCCCTTGGGTAGCGTGCTTAGTGTTGCCTGACTGGTCGTACCAAGTGCTGACGTGTCCGTCTGCTGTGGTCTGGGTGATTACTACGTTGCGGACGTAGAATACGTCTGTGCCGTTGCCTTGGAAGTCAAGATCAGTTCCGCTTTTCCCACGAATGCTTAGGGTTGTGCCAATCACTGTCCCAGAAGTTGGAATATTCACCCATTGGTCTGTAGCAATATTATCATAGTTCGTATTCATCCCTCCAGAAGCGTCTAAAATAGCGATACCATCTAAGATAGCATTAGAGGATGGCACGTAAACTTGAGCCGAAATGCTGCAAGTGTTGCCTTGATTTAATGGCCCACCGTTCACAAAATGCTGGCTGAGTGCTGTATCCACGGTAACCTTCAGGACGTTCCCAGCATCTACAGGATCGGGCTGCGATGCTGGTGTGGTATTAAACCCAATCCACCCATCAGTCCCAGCACTGAAGTCCGAGGTGTAGGTAACCACATCAGCATTCACCCAATTCAGCAACGTCCCGTCGGACACCTCAACAGCCGTGAAGTCAGCCTCAGCATCGTCAGAGTTGCGCCGCACCTTTACCACGTTCCCTGTGTAAGAATTACTAAGGTTACGTAGGCTGTAAGCCGCCGCAGCTGGAATAAGAGGGCCGTCACGACCCGTAGGTGTAAGCTCCCGTAGGTCCAGCGGAGGTATAATCTGCTGGTTTACCCAGTTCTCTACAACCGAGGTATTAATATCTTGAGCCGAAAAGTCCCGTTCAGCATTGTCTGACTCACGTCGAACACGGACAACCGAAGGGCTATCCGATCCTAGGTTGCGCAGACTGTACGCAGCAGAAGATCCTTCAGCAATCTGAAGGAGGCTCTCGCCAACTCTATCCGTGATAGCAGTATGGCCAAGGGAACCCTTTAGGCTAAGATACATATTAGTACTTGTGACAGATTACTAAACCGCTTGTGACAGCTACTTCGCTGAACTGACCGTAAAGAATTGTGCCTGCACCAATTCCTACACCAATTAATGCAGCCAGGGACTGGTCAACATTGTTTGCTGTAAGGATAGAAAAGTTAGTATCAGTAACTAACTGAATAGCTCCGTAGCGTTTGCCCGTTACAGAATCACCAGCGTTTAAAACTTCAGATCCTACTGAAGAAAATTCAAGGGTATTATTTCTAGATGAACTCATAATTTTATTATATCACAGGGGTGTTATCGTGCTTGACGATTTACGTAAGTTGAAAATTTCTTGTTAATTGTGTTGTTGTTAGAACGTAGGTCGATTTTTTCTAGCTCAAGAGCCAGGTAAGTCCCGGCAACTTGTTCTTCTGTCATAGCTTTGTCGGTCTGACCATCCATTCTCAGGAAGTCAGCATACACTGAGTGCGCTAGGTAAAAGAAAAACTCATAAGGAATATTTGTGGATTCTTCAGTAAACGTAGGCAGTTCTTTCTGATAGTTTACAAACACAGAAGTCGAATCATTTGTAACTATATTAATTACGTGCGCTCCGTTTGAATCAACATAGAACTCGTACTCCAATGCAGAATTGCGAAGGAATGGTTGACTACGGTAAATACGCTGAAAATCAGAAATATTATCCAGTCCAGCTTGCACATAAGGTACAAGTCCATCTGTACCAAGGGTGCGCTCCTCTCCGATTACTGCGTAACGAGGCCAACTAGAGCTAGTTCGATATGCTTCAAATGCTCGCCGATTGACGAACTGTAAAATATTAAGCTTTTCCTCTGCGGTAAAACTACCTACACCCGAAAGTGCTTGCACTAAATTATATAAATCGCTGTAGGTTTTTGTCTGCATTATACTTTGTTCGGGCTAAGTTCCGGGAACTTCTTATTGTAGTACTTTAAAAATTCTTTAGAATGCACAGTCTCTTGACCGTACTTCTTTACCAGTCGAAAAAATTCTCGTGCTGGCATTGTAGCAACTGGTCGTCCCAATGTGGGATGAATAGTTCCTTTAAGTTGATGCGCTTCTTTGGCTGCTTGTTGGTGACGAACCTGTTCGGTCGCCTGTTCTAAGTGAAGACTATTCTGAATCTCTTGGATTAGAGCGCGATCAATCTCCTCGTCGGAGTAAGTCTTTGAATTGGGCTTAATAATATCCATAAAAAAAAGGCAGGGGGGCTTTCGCCCCCCAACCAGAATTTATTTAGCTTGTGCTGACAATCTTGCCGTGAGCACCAGGGTGGTAAACACCAAGGGTCAAAGCGCAATCAACGAAGCCACGGTCACCACCACCAAGATTTGGAAGGCGGCTGCTACCCATAGGGATAAGCTCGTGAACACCGTAGTACTCAGGATTCACCAAGTAACCAGCCATTCCAGCAGTACCAGCTTGTACTGGCATACAGTCAGGGTTAGCGTTTACAACAGAGACAATACCGTGATCGCTTTGATAGAGATCAACGGAAAGCTTGATAGTGCCGCTTTCACCGTTGTAGTTAACTGCACGAACCGAGTCACCCGATACGCCACCGATGCGAGCGAAGTCGCTGATGTCTTGACGGAGTGCTGTATCAGCAACGAGCATAAGGTTGTTGGATGTACCAGTAACCTTGAAGATCGAAGAGATAATAGAGTTCAATTCGCTTTCTGCGAAATTGGCATCAGTTACGTCAGCGATGCTTGCAGCTGGAGTTTGGAATGGAGCAGGAACGTTACCCGAACCAGCAGCATTTTGAATCCAGTCACCAAGACCACCAAGGCGATTAACTACACCAGCACCATCTTCGGTTGTCTGAGTGTTAGCTGAAGCAAGACTTGCTTCGATGTCGCGCTTGAGTTCACGAATTGCTTTAGCTTCTGCTTGAGCAATCTTAGCTGGGCCAACGGAATCGACTGCGTCTTGCAGATCGGAAACCATATAGTCCCGGCGGAACTTTTGAACGCGATTGCCAAGACGAGCACGTCCAGCGAATTGGTCAGTGAATGATGTAACATCAGCACCTTCAGCAATACCAGCAGTGCTAGGAGCCGAGAGAGTGTCAACAGTCCACTCAACCTTAGTTGCGGATGCGCCCTTTTTGTTAGCAGAAGAAAGAATAGGTGTTTCTTCTGGAGCGAGAATTGTCAAGACGTCAGTGAGGTCTTCACGATTAGAGACACCAGAACCTTGGTTTGTAGTGTCGAATGTATTTGAGAATGCCATAATATTTTATGTATTGATAGTTGTTAATGAATAGGTTAGTGGCGGTTTGCCATTTTAAGTTTTCTTAGGTTGGCGAAATCGTTTGCGCTACCCGTCTCTTTAAACCGAGCCTCTAATTCTTTTAGAGCCTTGGCTGTTTTTCCCATAGACTTGTCCGGTTGTGATGAGGATGGTGTACCTGTTTTAGGGGGATTTAATTTTACTGATGATTTAGTATTTGTTACTGGCTTTCGTCCGTAAATACTATTAGCAGCGTGTGCTAGTAAATACGGCATTTGAGCTTTAACATCAGGTGGAAGATTGGTCATTAATGTATCAACCCGTGGGTCGCTCATAATGGCTTCGTATTGACGACGTGTGTCGTTATCTTCACCTTTCATCCAGGGTAGCTCAGCTTCAGCCTGAGCACTTAGGTGCTCTTGCATTTGAGTGCTTTGCTCAATCAATTGAAGGTTATTTAATTGATCAGGAAGGAATGTCTTCTGCGCTTTACGTGCTTGTAGTAAAGCTCTTCGTACGTCGGCCTTTGTCAGGTCCTTTCCTTCTACCTCGGTTACTACTTCATCTGCGGAATAGCCATCACTCTGAAAAAGAACATCCTCAGCCCACTCAACAATGTCGTCAACCTCAGTAGCTTTTTCTTGCAATTTTTCAATTGTATCAAGATTGCTAAATGGATTGTTTTCGACTTTCTTTTTTGTATCAAGTGGGTTAGGAGCTTTTTTAAGTTCAGCTTCTAGACTAGCTAGACGTTCTTCGGCAGCTTTGCGTTTAGCAGTCAATTCACCGAATCGAGCTACAGCACGGCTACCTAGCTTGTCAGCTAGTTCCCTTAGGTCCTCCTCGGACATATCGTCCAAGTCCAACTGTGAAAGAACATCATCGGATTCCTCGGTCTCCTCAGTAGCTTCCTCGGACTCAACTGATTCTTCAGTTGCCTCTTCAGTTACTTCATCAGTTTCCGGCTTCTCGGTTTCTTCGGTTACTTCCTCTTGTGGCTCTTCAGCATCAGGATTAAGTTCCCCAAGTCTCCGCATTGCGAAATCCTCGACGGATATATTATTGTTGTCCACTGAACTTTGGTCTGCCTCAGCGTTAGCAGTTTCGATTTCGTCTGTCATATTATTACCACTCATTAACGCCGAGCGATGGCGATGGTCGCATTATAACATACGTATTACATCCGATCCGAATGCTTTAGTTGGAGTTTATCCCAACCTGACATTTGAAGGATCTGATCGTACGTAATAATTCTACCAGAAATCTGTTGGATGGTCTCACTGGATGCTTCGTGCATCTCACTGATGGTCTCCTCCCGGAGTTCGTGAACCATCTTAATAAACCGAGCAAAGGATTCATAGCTGTGCAAGCTATTGATGTCGTCTTGTATATTCATATTATCTAGCTGCTGAACGCATTAAACCTACTGTACGAGGACCACGGGATTTTACCTGTTTGTACCACTCGCTGTCAACC